CTACCCCTTTACAAAGTATAGAAAAGGATGTAACAATACAACCATCGGTACAAGAAATCCCAAAACCCGACGATAAAACCTTGCGCTGGCAAGCAAAAAACCAGTGGTTCGGACAACCGGGATATGAAGAATTGACAGCCTTCGCGCTTGGACTGCACCAAAAGCTTGTCTCTACGGGTGTCGACCCGCGCAGTGATAATTATTTCGAGAGAATTGACTCTCGCTTAAAGTCGGTATTTCCGGAAGTATTTGAAGATACTGCAAGCCAAAAAACGGAACCTGCTAAAAAACCAGCAACAGTGGTAGCTTCAGCATCTCGTTCTACGGGAGCGAAGAAGTCCGTTACACTCACAAAATCTCAAGCAGCTTTGGCTGATAAACTTGGAATTCCACGTGAATTATATGCTAAGGAATTTTTAAAACAGGAGGCCCGCAATGGCTAATAGTCGTACACCCCGTGATACTGACACACGTGAAAAAAGTCAAGCTCGTGCAGTTTATCAACCTGCAGCAACTTTACCAACCCCAGCTCCTCAAAATGGATATATGTTCCATTGGGTAGCAACCCACGTAAACGGCCAAGCCGTCCCTACAAATGTGTCACAGAAATTTCGTGATGGTTACGAGCCTTGCAAGGCGGCGGATCACCCAGAAATGATGTTATCGGGTAACCAGGATGGTAATATTGAAGTAGGCGGTTTAATGCTTTGCAAGATTCTTGAAGAAAGATATTACGCACGCAAAGAGTATTACGAAAAACAAGCACAAGACCAAATGAATTCGGTGGATAACCATTTCATGCGGAACAACGATGCTCGCATGCCATTATTTTCAGAGCGTAAAAGCACTGTAAGTCGTGGTAGCGGGTTTGGAAACGGTTCAAAATAAATAGGAGCTTTTTATGAGCACAGTATCGGCCCCGTACGGGCTTAAACCGATTAGTTTGATCGGCGGTCAATCCTTTACTGGCGGAACAATCCGTGAGTATTTGTTGACTTCAAACAATACAGCGCCAATTTACACTGGCGACTTAGTGCAGTTAGGCGCGTCCACAGCTGGACAACCTACTGTTGTTACATCTACACCTACAACCAGCTCTGTTGGTATCGTGGGCGTTTGCGTTGGTGTTCGTTATCAGTTGTCTACACAACAACTTGGCTATCCTCTCTACGCAGAGTATTTGCCAGCTGGTGCAGTAAACGCTGGTTACACAAACATCTTTATTCGCGTTGTTGAAGACCCAGATCAGTTATATCAAGTTCAGTCTTTAGGCTCTATTGGTTACGGTTCTATTGGTAAAACAGCTGCTTTAGCTAACTTTACTGCCGGTACAAGTTCTACAACTGGTAACAGCACTTCAGGTAACTCTGTTGTTGCTATGGCTTCTACAGCTGCTAATACAAGCGCGTTGGCTGTTAAAATTGTTGATTTGGTTAACTCCAGCTCTACTTTTGGCGGCAATTTCCCATCTAACCCTGGTGATGCTTATACAGACTGTATCGTTAAATTAAATTTTGGCGTGCATTCGTATTATCAATCAGCCGGTACTTCTAACTAATAAAGGAGCTATAACATGGCTATTTCACGTTCACAACTCCTAAAAGAGTTACTCCCGGGTCTAAACGCTTTGTTCGGATTAGAATATAAGCGTTATGGCGAAGAGCACAAAGAGATTTACGAAACTGAATCTTCTGAGCGTTCATTTGAAGAAGAAACAAAACTGTCCGGTTTCTCGGCTGCTCCAGTCAAGAATGAAGGCGGTGCAATTTCTTACGATAACGCACAAGAGGCTTTCACAGCTCGTTACTCACACGAAACTATTGCTTTAGGTTTCTCAGTCACTGAAGAAGCGATTGAAGATAACTTGTACGACAGCTTGTCTGCTCGTTACACTAAAGCATTGGCTCGTGCAATGTCATACACCAAGCAAGTTAAAGCAGCTTCTGTATTGAACAACGGTTTTAGCTCCAGCTATGTTGGCGGCGACGGCGTTTCATTGTTCTCTGCTTCACACCCATTGGTTAACGGCGGCACAAACAGCAACGTTCCTCCAACATCAGTTGACTTGAATGAGACTTCTTTGGAAGCCGCTACAATTCAAATCGCTGCTTGGACAGATGAGCGCGGCCTGTTGATTGCAGCTAAGCCACGCAAGTTGGTAATCCCACCAGCATTGATGTTCGTTGCTACTCGTTTGCTTGAAACTAACCTCCGTGTTGGTACAAATAACAACGATATTAACGCCATCAAAAACAATGGTACCGTTCCAGAAGGTTACACAGTTAACCACTTCTTGACCGACACAAACGCTTGGTTCTTGTTAACCGACGTTCCAAACGGCTTGAAGCACTTTGAGCGTACACCATTGCAAAACAGCATGGACGGCGATTTTGACACAGGTAACGTACGTTACAAATCACGTGAGCGTTATAGTTTCGGTTGGAGCGATCCACTCGGAGCTTGGGGCTCTGCAGGTTCATTCTAACCTGAATGTTCCTAATAAAAACCCCGCTCAAAAGGCGGGGTTTTTTCTTTCTTTTGCGTGGTGTATTCGGTGGCAGTTAGCGCATAGGACTATGCACTTTTTAATTTCTTCGTAGGCTCTGGCAAACTGTCCGTTGGATATAAATCGGTGAACATTCCCTATTTTTGTAGCTGGGTCTTCATGATGAAAATCTAGTGCTGCTATATGACTAAACCCACAATGTGTGCATTTAAGTGTGGATTTAAATGTATACCACTCTTCTTTTTGGGCAGCCTTATTATCTTTAGTGCGCTGTTTTGTTTCTTCTTGAGTCTTCAAATAGTGACTACGGCTGTACTCCTTGTGCTTGCTTTTTCTTACGCTCTTGTCTTTGTACGGCATCTTGGTTTACCTTATATTTCCAGTACAACGCATTTTTAAAAGACCACGGATTTGCTGGAGTATACAACTTAAATCCGGCGTTAATTAAAGAGTTACTGCTGGCGGGGTTATTAGTAGTGTCGGTAATACACCAATTCCATCCAAGTTTACGCGCTTGCGCAAGGCGGGCTTTAATTAATCGAAGCTGTAGTCCATAGCCATTAAAACCTTCCATTACACCGGCTCTACATAAGTAGCCTGTATCGGTCCAACGCATCGACCGCACTATACCCGCAAAACCTACAGGCTTTCCATCTTCCGCATACGCAATCCACCAATGACCTCGTGTTGTCTGGTATGGAGTATCCTCCGGCAATATTTTCTTTTGCAGAAAAGTTAGTGTGGTTTGAACTGATGGGACTCGTATGTCCACTTTTTTTACTGTGAATTTCATTACCCATAGCCCCTTAATTATTTATCCAATTTCATCCATTTTACCTAAAAATTGTGTTGCAAAAACTAAAAAAGATGTATACTACGTTTAACTGGGTGATTGCTTATACCGGACTGCCCCAGCAGACGATGCAACGATTGGTATGAGCGAACTTTTGCATAGGACAATTTATTATGGCACGTTCCACCTTTGAAGGCCCGATTTTATCTGGCGACAAGCGTTTTGGCGCATTACGTAACGTAGGTTACAGCCAATTAGTACAAAATGCTGATTTAGACTTATCTAACAACACCGTAGCTACACCTACATATTCAGGCAGTTCTGGCCAATTTGTTAACTCTAATGGCATCCCTAACTCAAATGCTACTATTTATCAGCCTTCTAGCTCTGTTTACCCATCAGTAGTTCAGACAATCCCTGCTGATACAGCCACTAACATCTACCGTGGCGTGGCATTTTATGTACCTACAGGTTCAGATTTAGATAACATTTATGTTGATTGCTTAGTTCCAGCAGCGGTTTCTGGTGGCAGTGCAACTATTAGTTCGGTTACTGCTTATATCTCTAATAACTATACAGCAGCAGCTGGTACAGCAGCCTACTTTAAAACTGGTTCTATTACAGCAATTGGTCGTCAAGCGTTGTCAACATTTACAGCAGCTCAGATGACTAATCAAACAGCTACTTCTACAGATATTTTGCAAGCTGGCTCACCAAACGTTTCCCAAGTTATTGCTACATTAGCTATTGTTGGTACAAACCTAACATCTATTGCAACTACTACAGTTGCTGGTGTTGCAATTGCTGATACAGCTGGTACATTTACTTGTACATCTAACGCCTATTTATCAGTTGGTCAAACATTAACTATTTCTGGCACTGCTGGCGGTACAGGTTCTATTACTGGTTACTCAAACCCAACTAGCTACTTAGTTTCTGCTGTTTCTGGCGGTGCTGGTACTGTTACTGGATTTACTTTAACCACTTTAGCTGGTGCTGCAATTGTTACTACAGCTGGTACACCAACTGGTTTGACATATACAATTGCAACGCCTTTAATTGGTAAATACAACTTTACCCTACAGTACACACAGCCAGATAACAACATTGGTACACAAACTGCTTACCCATATGGTAACTTTGACTAATTAATCCCGGGGGTCTTCGGACCCCTTTTTAAAATTTAGGAGATTAATTATGACAATGCAATATGACGTAAAAGGCTCGCACTTTAGTGGCTCTGGTATAGCAGTATCTGGCCGTGTTCGCCTTAAAAACTTGATTTATCTTGGTACTGGCACAGCTGGTAGTATTGATTTATTTGATACAACCACTGCCCCTGTGTCGGCGACTTATGCTCGTTCTGGCTATACAGTAACAGTTACAAAAACGGCACACGGATTAACTACTGGGCAGGCTATTGGTATTACATATGCTGCCGCCTCTGGTGTTGCTGCTGTTGCGGGAACTTATATAATTACTGTTGCAACTGCCGATACTTTTACTATTACAGACCTTAACACTGGAACTATTGCTGGCAGTACTGCTTGCGTATATTCAACTGGTAGATTTTTGACTAGCTACAATACAGGTACTGCAGTTCAACCATTCCAAGCTCTTTTTGCTGGCGAAGGTATTTTGGCGGAAAACGGTATTTATGTTGTTGTAACTAATATTTCATTCCAGACACTTCAATATGGCTAAGAAAAAAGGTCCCTCTCTTGCAGTTGGCCGTGGTGAAAAGTTGCCTGTATCTAAGGGCGCTGGGCTTACCGCCAAAGGTCGTGCTAAGTATAATGCAGCTACTGGCTCGAATTTAAAGGCTCCACAGCCAGAAGGCGGACCTCGCAAAAAATCATTCTGTGCCCGTATGTCAGGTATGCCTGGACCAATGAAAGATGAGAACGGCAAACCTACTCGTAAAGCCGCTAGTTTAAAGCGATGGAAATGCTAATGAGCGATATTAACCCAATTGAAACAGCTAGAGAGTTAGCAACGCATGCTAATGATATTGAGCATTTACAGGCAGACATGGACAAACTTGTTAAAGATATGGAAGAAGTTAAGAAATGTTTAGCAGAAATTCAGCGGTTACTTGCTGAGGCGCAAGCTGGCAAAAAAACATGGCACACAATATTTACTGTTTGCGCTGGTTTATCTGGCGGTGTTATTGTTTGGTTTTTAGATAGGGTTTGGAAATAAAATGCCTAGTACTTCTAAAAAACAACACAACTTTATGGCGGCAATTGCGCATAATCCTGCATTTGCTAAAAAAGTAGGAATTCCGCAGTCTGTAGGACAAGAGTTTAACAAAGCCGATAAAGGCAAAAAATTTAGGAGTGGTGGCATGGCTAAAGACATGGAATCAAAAGCAGAAACAAAACAAGAAATGGCAATGGATAAAAAACAAGATGTTGCCATGATTAAAAAAGCTTTTAAGCAGCATGATGCTCAAGAGCATAAAGGTAGCAAGGGCACTTCGCTCAAGCTTAAAAAAGGTGGCTCCGTAAGGGGCTGTGGTATTGCATCTAAAGGTTTAACAAAAGGAAAAATGATATGAAAATGGATCACGCACCCCTCGAGTCTGGCGTAGAAAATATTAAACATGAGACTTTAGCTAAGTCGATGAAAATGCACGCATCTGGCCATAAGCCGCACGCTGAAGTTTTTGGTGAACACGCTGCAGGCCATATGATTCATGATGACCACGTAGAAAAAATGTGTGGTGGCGGTATGGCTATGGGCGGTATGGCTAAGATGAAAAAGAACAAGGCTTGCTAAATGAAAGCGTCTCGTGGGATGGGTGCGGTACTCCCATCTAAAATGCCTAACGCAACTAAATCTGCTGTTCTGTTAAAAGAAGGCGGTAAAGTTAATGCGGCGGGTAATTACACAAAGCCAGAGATGCGCAAGCGTATTGTTTCACAGGTTAAAGCTGCTGCAACGCAAGGTACTGGGGCTGGTCAATGGTCAGCTCGTAAAGCGCAGTTAGTAGCTAAGAAATATAAAGCCGCAGGTGGTGGGTATAAATGAGTGGTTTGGCAAAACCGCAACAATCTTTAAAGGCTTGGGGTGAACAGAAATGGACAACCAAATCTGGAAAGAAATCATCTGAAACAGGTGAACGTTATTTGCCAGAAAAAGCAATAAAAGCGTTAAGCCCGCAGGAATATGCAGCAACCACAAAGGCTAAACGCGCTGGTAAAGCAAAAGGTAAGCAGTTTGTAGCACAGCCTAAAAGTATTAAGCAAAAAACTAAAGCCTACAGAAAGGTTTGATATGACAGAAAAGTTTATTCAAAAAGCAATTAAGAAGCCCGGTGCATTGCGTAAAGCGTTAGGTGTTAAAGCTGGTGAAAAGATTCCGTCCAGCAAACTAGCTGCAGCTGCAAAGAAACCCGGCAAGATGGGTAAGCGGGCTAGGCTGGCGGAAACCTTAAAAGGGTTTAAATGACAACTTCAGGCGCATCAGCGTTTAATCTAGATTTATCAGACATTGTCGAAGAAGCGTTTGAACGCTGTGGCAAAGAGCTGAGGTCTGGCTACGACTTGCGCACTGCGCGGCGTTCTTTAAACTTGCTTACTATTGAGTGGGCTAATCGTGGCATTAACATGTGGACGATTGAGCAAGGCCAAATAACGCTGGTACAGGGCACTAATACATACGACCTTCCAATTGATACAATTGACCTTTTAGAGCATCAAATCCGTACAAATAGCGGTAACCAAGCAACGCAAACAGACATCACCATTAACCGTATCAGCGTTTCAACTTACGCCACAATCCCAAATAAACTGTCTCAGGGCAAGCCTATTCAAGTTTGGATTCAACGCATGTCAGGAGCTAAATATCCGCTTCCTGGCCCAAACGGCACAGATGCAACTACAGGCATTGATGCCCCAAAAATTACAGTCTGGCCAACGCCAGATGGTTCACAGCAATACACGTTTGTTTACTGGCGTTTACGTCGTATGCAAGATGCAGGTAATGGAGTTAACACACAAGATATTCCGTTTAGATTTAT